AGCTTCGAACCACTGGCCCGTACCCGCCATAATTGCACCAGTTGCAGTAATAGGGTCAGTAGTTAATAAGTACGGGTCTGTATAAGTAACTGTGGTTGACGCGGTACTTAAAACTTTAAACGCACCATCAAAATTGTATCCGGCATTAATGATATTAACTGTATCATTTACGATGAATTGTGACCCAAAACCTGCAGCACCTGTAGCGGTACATAACCCAACAGCAGTAGATGCACGAGAAATTCCCGATACAGCTGTTAATGTTGAGCTAGACAGTGGTACGGTACCTGTTAAAGCATTCCACAGATATTTTTCAGCTGCGGTAACCTTTGAAGTACGTAGCTCTGGCCTAATATATGTCACAAAAGACCAGTCTACCGGAGCAAGATCTGTGTTGAAAGATCTTTGACCCCGGACAGGTGTAGCACCTGCTTCTTTAGGTTGAATTGTTTGTTGGTTAGTATTTTGTGAAAATTTGTAACCATCTAATACTTGAATTTCTACAGTATTAGCGTTTGTAAATCCCGTGGATGCAACTACTCCAGTGTTAGCCGCTATATTCGTGGTAAAGTAAACACGACTGTTTCTTGATAGGTTTAGTGCCATATGTTTCTCCTATTTGTTTTTTTTTTGTACTACTATTTGTTGTATACTACTATAAGCTTTAAGACTAGTAAAGTATAACTAGATTATTATCTGTATTTCTTTATAGTCTTAAAGTACTTGGTAACGAATGTTCAGTGTTACCTCTCCTACTCCATGGGGTACCAACAAGCCTTCGTCTGTAACGATAGAGGTTATTAGTATCTCGGTTGTTTCTTTATTTGTGCCGTATGTTAAATCTCTGTTAGCATCTAGCACTAGCTCTATATCTTGCAATAAGTCTTCTAACTGCTGTACTGGCGTCTCTCCTTTAACATACACTTTTAAGGATACATTAAGGAAACCCCACTTAAAGCCGCCAGGTAAGTATTCTCTTACTTCTGAACCTGGTACAACATATATGCAAGGAAAGTCATTCGTCTCAGTCCAAAATACATGCTGAGCAAATACGTTGTTAAATACGTTAGTAATATAAGGGCTCTCACCATTTATTTGCTTTAGCTTTTCGACTAAAGAGCTTGAAATACTTGACCGAGCGCTCATATGCTAGTAATCCTTAATCTGTTTGTTACTAAACCTATTGCAATCTCTCTAATACTTTTATTAATAAGAATTACAGGGTCTCTTGACCTAGGTGAACCCTGTCTGCCACCAGGAGCAAACGTTGCATAGGGGTATTTCATGTACGTATAAAAAACAGCTAGTGCTCCGTCTCTTTGCATTGCTAGAGACTGTACCTTTACTGTACTTGCAAATCTACCAGTTCTATAGTTAAGAATGTCTCGTCTAAACCCCGTACCCATGTTGCGCTGTATAGCGTCGTGTAGTACATTATTCAAAAGATTTTGAAGGTTTACAAGCGAATAAAACTTACCACCTATAGTAGTCTGCGTTCTTTTCTTAAGTTGTACAGTTCTAAGGGTATTTTTAGTTGCAACTACTTTTCTTTTTAAGTCGGCAATCCACACATCCAACTGTCTAACTTGTGAATAATCTATAGGTAATTCTAAGCCTATAGTAGTCTTGCCATACGCATTTTCTTTAACAGGGGTTCTTCCCCTTAATACTTGTAATACAGCGTAATCTGCATACTCTATTAAACTTCGAGAACCCCGCATATTAGCCCATTTAATTCCGTCCGCAGAGGTAAGTAGGGCCTTTAATTTGCTTTGGTATTCTTTATCTTTACGTAAGCTAGCTGCGGTGGCCGGACTTAGTTTACTAATAGTTGCTATGTGTTCAACGATACTTCTCAATCTTGTGAAGTGGCCGCCGGACTTACCACCTCCGGCCGCGTTAGCCGTATCAAGTTCTAATGTAGCTAAAAACTGGGTGCCGTCTACTGTTAAATTTTTCTTGTATGAGGCTTTTATCTGGGTTTTAATGCTTGCTGGCAGTTTCGCTTTCGCAGTATCAAATTCTCTTAAGTTATTTGCGAATTTATCTGTTAGTGCTATTAAAGACTTAATGAAAGGATCTGTTGGATCGTTCTTAGCTTTAATATACTCCGTGTAGTAGTCCACTTGCCCCGTAGCACTACCAACGTAGTGTCCTAGTACATTCTTATCTAGAGCATGTTGTGCTAACTGCTCTTGAGATAAGTGTGCGGTTAGATATTTTGATATTCCAACCCAATTTACGTTACCTATAGTATAACTATTTTTACCTGTTAGCGTAATAGAGCCTTCTGGGAAGCTTTTTTCGAAATTGCTTTTAAAACCGGCCCAATCCCTGGGGTCTATATCCCCCTTGGTAACAAGCACTTCAAACTTACCCTGTACTTGTGATACCTCTCTCCTAAATACTACACTAGGGCGGAAACCACCATCATCTACTGTAGTGTCAAATATGTTTAACATAAAAGGGACTTTTGGTAAGTTACCCTTGTTATGGTAGTGTGCCGAAAGTGCTAGGCTAAAGTCTTTTACTGCCATTACCCTAGGTCCTGAATGTATAGGTCTAACACTCGCGCTATGTGCGCTGGTAACCTAGCATTAGTAATGTATTCCACGGCTATACTGCCGGTTGATGGTGCAGACTTAACTGCCATGTCATTCTTTAAGTAGTACTGCACCAGGTCAAGTATTGCTAGTTTTAGTGCTGCGGGGAGTACTTCAAAACCAGCAGTATACGCTATTTTATAACCGTTTACAAACTTGGGGAACACGGGCTGACTAATTACTTGTAATCTATCCGCTTCTAGGTCTAGTATATAATCAGTGCCCTCTACTAGATCAATGTATGTAACTCCAAAGTCTGTAGAATATTCTACACCTTGAATAGTTAGTACTGGGGCTTCTCTTAAATATATATACGCGGTCCCGCCACTACTAACGTCTGTTTTAGCATCACTAACATAATCTACGAAAGTTCTTCCACAATATTCTTTTACGTACTCAGATATTTGAGGTATTAATTGATTTATAACAGCATCTTGGTTAGTACTATTGATGCCTGCGTAAGTTTTAACTTCCGCTAAAGTTACTAAAGAAGCACCCATTATTATACCTTTATATTGTTTTATAAGGGGTCTTGATAAACCACTTATAAAACAAGGGGAATAAACCCCTTGTTTATTGTTACGTTAAACAAGAGTATCGCTACCCTTGTTTATTGTTACTTTACGACCAGCGAAGTGTGCTAACGCCCATACCAGAAGAAGTTGATAGCTGTTGCATACCAATTCTCATAGAAGCTACTAGGGCAGTACGTTGCTCAACTGCGATATCTTGTGTATCGAAGCGAAGACCGCGTTGGTTACCCACTAGGAAGTTTCCTGGAGCCACGCAAATAGCACCAATGTTAGTTGAAGCAGTCGCTGCACCCCCCGCCTTAGAAGGGAATTCACCAGATACTAGAACTGGAGTTTGTCCAATTACGCCAACTTGGCCAGTTAACAGCGTAGCGTTCGCTTGCCCGACCTGCAGGACTGACTGGAACTGGGTGTCTTCTAGCAAGTCGTAGTATACATCAGTTGAAACGATGAAGTACAACTCAGAAGGATCAAGTCCCCAAACCCCTAGGTCCTTACGCAGTGCACGCATGTTAGCCATTGTTGCAACACCAGTATTTGTTGGTGTAACAGCTGACGTAGCGTCAAAGATTGATAGGCCTTTAAGTGGGTCACCGGCAGTACCTGCACCACGTAGAGCAGCTCGGTCAATTGCACGTTGAACACGACGAATCATAGCATCACGAATAAGAGGTGTCAGTACAAGCAGTGAATCTTCTTCTTCTTCGAAGTTGATATATTCGAGAGTCGCAACTTTGTACGCGCTAAGAGTGATTTCGCCCAGTTGATGATTTACAGCTGCACCAGCTGAAGCTGCAGAACCAAATTCACCATTCTGAACCCAAGTACCAATACCTGCATCAGGATTGATAGGGATCTTCATTACGTTGGTCATCATGTTGATGTTACGTAGAACCGGCGAAACTACTAACTTACGACGAATTTCGTTTTCTAGGTTTAGAGAAACTTCTGTTTCCCAAGTAGCTGAAGAAG